TGAGTGACTTTAGTGATTATGATGTCGGTGTTATATCTAGAAACGATTGTGAAAAGTTTATTTTAGATATACACTATGCTAAAAGATGGCCTAGTATATCATATGCTTATGGACTTTTTTATAAAGACGAATTAGTTGGTGTAGTTACATATGGATCGCCACCGAGTTCAACTCTTAAAAGAGGTATTGCTGGAGACGATTATAAGTCTGATGTTTTAGAATTGAATAGACTTTGTCTGTTGAACAACAAGAAGAACGAAGCAAGTTTTCTTGTATCTAGATCATTGAAGTTATTACCTAGAAATAAAATAGTAGTAAGTTTTGCGGATACTTCACAAGAACATCTTGGTGTAGTTTATCAAGCAACTAACTTTTTGTATTGTGGACTATCAGCTAAAAGAACTGACTGGAAAGTTAAAGGTAAAGAACATTTACACGGACAGACTATAGCTGATGAATTTCGCGGACAGAAGAATAGATCTAAATTAATGAGAGAAAAATATGGTGATGATTTTTACCTATCACCACGACCTAGAAAACATCGTTACATATTACCCATAGGTTCTAAAAAGTATATTAGAAATGTAATCAATGAACTGAAATATAAAGTTGTAGACTATCCTAAAAATACTTGACAGATATGATAATGATTAGTATAATGAATGGAGTAAAATATGAAACCTAGAAAAAATCCAAAGAAGAATAACCCTGTAGCAAAGTATGCTAAGGTAGTAAACAAAGCGCACGTCTTTGTCGACCGTAAAAAGGAAGAAAAAAAGACTGGTAAAATTTTAAATAAAATTGAAGAAAAAGCTTTACTTTCTGATGAAACTGGAGTATAATAAATGAATATTAGTAAAGAAGTACGTTATGCCATGATCCGACGCGCTGTGATGAAAGTCCAACGCAAACACAAGATAATTCATTCTAATAAAAAACTCGCACGTGAAGTCGAACTTCTCGATCGAGGTGACTATAAGTCTGAAATATCTGAAAAGGATACTGGATATATCACTGACCAATTTACTGATGTAATGACTGCCACACTAAACGAGGATTATTAAAATGGCTGATAAAATCGAAAACCTAATCGACTTAGGTAAGTTTGATAAAAATGATGTTGAATTGATTGCGCGTGAGTTTATTCGTATCGTGTATCTTGAAACGTTAGACCAGTATGTTACTGAACAACAAAAGACTGATCCAGATAAAACCATTTCAGGTAATATGGAAGACGCTTTAAAAGGTTTAGAAACTACTATTATTCTTCTAGACCAAGGTCCAGAATTCTTAGAATACGTCCACGCTGATGCTGACGTTTCATCTGACAATGACGACGAATTCGAACGTTTCTAAGAGGAGTTTATATTATGGGTGAACATACATACGAAACATTAACTTCGCAATTACTTAATGGTGCTTACGAAGTTACATTTACTAAAGTGAATGGTGAACAACGCATTATGCCTTGTACGTTGAGTGAAGTCTTGTTACCAAAACAAGAAGCAACCAAAGTAGAACGTGAACCTTCTTCTGAAGTAAATAAAACTGTTGTTCGTGCGTTTGCTATTGACAAACAAGCATGGCGATCGTTTAGAGTTGAGAACGTTATCAGTACGAGGAAGATTGATGACTGATACTTCTCAAGAGACTACCTTCTTGAGTAAGAAAGAGTTTTCTCATACCGTTGAAATATTTGTGTATGAGAATAACATTTCTTATATGGACGCCATAGTCCATCTATGCGAGAAGAATAATATGGAGGTTGAAGATATTAAAAAGTTTCTAAATTCTTCCATTGTAGGTCAATTAGAAGCTGAAGCGAGATCTTTAAACTTTCTCCCAAAAGTGAATCAACTTGATGTATAAATACAACTTGACAACAAGTCATTTATACATTATAATATAACTGTAAAATAATATTTTAGTACATACAATCAAATACGAAGGAAATACAATATGTCTTTTGCTAACCTTAAATCCAAATCTATGGATATCTCTTCATTAGTTTCTGCGGCATCTGCTGCTGCTGGTCAAACTAAGTCTACTAACAAATATCAAGACGACCGTAAATGGAAACCTACCGTTGATGACAATGGTAATGGTTATGCCGTTATTCGTTTCTTACCAGCAGGTGAAGGTCAAGATCTTCCGTGGGTACGTTATTGGGATCACGCATTCAAAGGTCCAACTGGTCAATGGTACATCGAACGTTCTTTAACTACTATCGGTCAAGCAGATCCACTCGGTGAATTAAACTCACGTCTATGGAACTCTGGTATTGAAGAAGATAAAGAAACTGCTCGTAAACAGAAACGTCGTCTTCACTATGTAACAAACATCTTAGTCGTGAATGATCCTGCTGATCCGTCTAACAACGGTAAAGTAATGTTATATGAATTCGGTAAGAAGATCTTTGATAAAATCATGGATCAGATGCAACCTGAATTCCCTGGCGAAGAACCAGTTAATCCATTCGATTTTTGGAAAGGTGCTGACTTTGAATTGAAGATTCGTAATGTCGAAGGTTATCGTAACTATGACAAGTCTGGTTTCAAAGCACCATCATCTTTATTCGATGGTGATGATACTAAACTTGAAACAACATACAACTCAATATATGACTTGAATGAGTTCACTACACCTGACTTCCCAGGTGCGCATGATCCGAAATACTTCAAGACTTATGATGAGTTGAAAGCACGTTTAGAAACAGTCCTCGGTCTTGCTACTGGTACTGGCGCTACATTGAAGAATGAATCACTTGCTCAATCTGCTGAAGTTGCTCCTATGAAAGAGTCTTCAGAACCTACGATTGTAGCAGCATCTGAACCAGCGGTCGCTGCTGTCGCTGCGGATGAGGATGATACGTTGTCTTACTTTGCCCAAATGGCGCAAGAAGATTAATTTCTAATGTCCTGTAGTAGGATTTTTGGGAGACTTCGGTCTCCCTTTTTTTTATCTTCGTGTACCGAAATCAAATGGATCTGTGACAGATAACCCACCACCTACCGCAAGAGTACCGTTACTCACATTAGTAGTCGATTGACTAGGCGCATTCATTATTACTGTCGGTGCTTTATTAGCGTTCTGTGCTGCGGCATTAGTTTGCTCTGTCAATGTTTTACCTTGATTCGGTATAGCCGCCATCAATGCGGCTTGATTCTGCCAAATGGTATCAAAGAAAGAAGATTCTTCTGCGCCTTTACTTGGTTCTGGAACTGGTGGAGATTCATTCTCTTGGCCTAACCCAAACCAACTATTTGCTTTGTCGCGTAGATATCCTTCCTCTGGTAATATACTATCGATGAACCCTGTAAACGCTTTTGGTATAGAGTCTATAAATCCGCCCACCTTTTCCGAAATCCATTCAAATGGGTAGAATAGGGCATCTATTATTTTAGTGAATGTTTCAGCAAAGGAGAAGTCCTTTAATATCTTCTCGGCATTTTCAAATCCAAAAAATCCTAACACCCAAGCAATAGCGTCTTTTATCATATCAAGAGGACCAAATATTAAAGAGTTAAAGAATCCTTCGATAGCGCCTTTAAGACCGCCTAGAATACCACCTTCAGCGAACCCAGAAATAGCACCCTTAATGGTATCAAAGATCGTCATTACTATAGCAAGTGGTGCGAATAGTTTACCAACAGTCTTAGCAACGCCACCTATGATGGTACCAATCGAACCTAACTTACTACCAATACCAGTAAAGAACGCTTTCATCTTACCAAAAACATCGGAGACAGTATCGACTGCTTTACCAGATGCTCCAGAAACAAACTCAGATATAACTTCGCCTGCTGTAATAAAGGGTTTAGCAAATCCACTCAATCCAGTCTTTATAGAAGTTAACGCTTTACCTAGTTTAGAATCATCTGAAATTTTAAAGAAGTCTGATATTCTAGTGAGTCCATTACTCATTGCTGTTCGAACCGAAGCAATCTTTTCGTTGATACTAGACTTTATCAACTCAATGTTCATTTGTAACCCAACTTTAGCGTTACGTAATGTCGTTGATATTGAAGTCTTAATCTCATCGAATTTCTTAGGCATGAATGCTTTTATTGCATCTATCTGACCTATAACGAGTCCTAGTACTATGCCTACTGATCCTGCCAGTAACTTAGGTATAAGTCCCAATCCTCCAATAATAGTAGTACCGCCACCAGAACTAGACTCACCACCAGAATTACCACGACCTTCCCTTAACGCAGTTTCAATGTTTTGTAACGTCCTCAACACTTGATTATCGCGTATCCTACTATCACGAGAACTTTCTAGTTGGTCTCCACTTTGAGATAACCTACGTTCTTCTGCTTTTTTCAAGTGTTTACCAATGTCATCAACTACCATATACGTAGATATGGCAGTATCCTCTATATCTAATAGAATTTTATTTTGGTCTAGCATTGATACAGCGATATCAGTTAATGACATTGTTCTTTACCTTTGTTTTTCTCTTTCTGATTGTTCTTTTAAATGATTAATCAGCATATTTAAATAAATCTCTCTTTCCCAAGGTATCATTTCTTCAACTTCATTTAACGAGTAGTGATAGTTATTCATTAACTGAAAGTTTACTTCATAGAAGTTAGTCAAGTTATCATGAGAAAGATTAATTAAAAAAAATCGTCCATCCCCTTCAGGACATGTTTGTTACTCGTACCACAATTACTACAATCAAATGTTATATCTTGGTATAGAAATGGTACATCTGATACAAATTCAGCCAACTTTTCATATTGACCTGTAGTCATAGATTCAATAAACTTAATGATATCTTCACGACTTTCGTCTTTAATAGAGATACATTCTTCATCTGTAAGGACACTATCCATACAAATCAATATCAACTCGAAGATCATTTCAGACTGACTTATGCCTTGGTCCAGTATTTTACTCTTAAAGAATTCTTCGTATGTAGGGAACTTCATCTTCAATACAATATCATCATTAAGTTGAATCTCAGTGTTCACGTCCATATTAGAAACTTTTACTTTGTCAAGTTCTACCGTACACGGGTTCTTAGTTTCACATTCAGTACATGGTATATGTAAGTCTACAGTCTCACCTACCGATTTAGATCTAATCATCGTAAATAGATAATCCACGTCAAATGTAGTAAGTGGTGATTTTATATCTTCTTCGACACACGCCATAATTGTGCGCGTAATACCTCGAAGTAAATCGTTACGGTCTTGAGTTTCCATCGCGATCATTAACGCTTTCTGTTCTTTCACTAAGAAAGGTCTGTATGTTGTTTCTTGACCAGACGATGGTATTGTTACTTTATAACTAGGTAACGAATTTAACTTAGGTAATGCCATTGTATATCCTTTATAATATTAAATAATACCGCCGATATCGAATTTGATACCGCGATTCAGTGTTGATAATAAATCTTTCTTCACTTCCCAATTTGTATATGAGAATTGTACGGACATTTCGACTAGACCGTCTGCTTCATTCGATAACTCGATTGCTTGTAGACTAGTCGGGAATGCGTCAAGTAAATGTACTGAGTATATAGAGTTCGCAAAGAAGTCGATATTCAGATTGAATATGCCACCTAAACTTAATTCCTTACTATACTCTTGTCCAAGTAATCCTGTTCCGTCAGGTTTACGTAATTGATGAATGGTGATACGTTTCTGATAATCTTTCTTATATCCTATCGCACCAGTCTTTTCATCAAGCATTAATGACTTCCACGCATCAAAGTATAACTTCGTATGATAATCATTCGCAACGTAGAACGTCATGTTAACGTCTTCAATCGCGAATCCATCTACGACCTTCTCACTAAACATACCTATCTGTCTATCTTTAGTGGTAACTTGTTTGCCTGGAAGTGTAACGTTCTTACACATAATGTTAAGAGAACGACCTTCGAACCCGTCTATACTAGGCAACTCAACAGCAAACTGATTCGCTAATGCGATACCATTGCCTCTACCAAGTTGTGATTTTAATTGTTCTATACTAGCCATTGATCATTCTCTTTGAGTCTGAGTAAACTTTGAAACGGTTTTTCTTACGGAAGTCTGCCGTCGGTAAGAACGTCGCGATTTCCCATTCTGGAGCAGGAACTAAAGCAAAGTTGCTTGTCACCTGTTCGTTTAAGTAATGTTTTAAACAAGGTTGAAAATACTTCAACTTTGAAGACCTTACTAATAATTCGTATGACGCTTTGAATCGCGTCGAGTCACTATACTTCTTGTCAGTAGTAATATCCATTAAACCATCAAGAAGTTTCGCTCTGAGTTGCGGTGGCAAGTAATGTAAGTTCAATCCTAAGAACCCACCTTCTGCTGGTCCAATAACAACTACCAAAGGAAACGCATCGTAATATGGTAACGTGTCTTTGTGTTTTGGATCGTACGAGAACATATACATGTTACCCACAACACTTGTATTTTTATTCTTCAACGGTTCAGACTTCATCAAACGTTCTCGGTTGATGCTACGCATATTCTTGATTTTGTTCATAAACCACTTCCGCGATTCTTTAGTGCGTGGTGTAATACCTGCGCGGAACGCTTCGATTTCGAGTTTTTGAAATATGCTAGACACTTAGGACTCCGTTAAAAAATGTAATACTATTTATACTTATTTTTTAGATTTCTTTTTACGGAATGGCGGAAGTGGTTTCAAAGGTTTCTTAACACGTTGTTTCTGAGTCGACTTAGGCATAATTCCCATAGCAGTCAATTCTTTCTCAGTCCATATCTCGAAGTGCCAACCTCTGTCAAGCGCGTACTCGGTTGCTGCCTTCCATTTAGATTGATTCTTGACATAGGTAAGACTTTCG